ATCTGGGTTATTCTTTGCTTTCTCGGACTTAAATGTCTGCATAGCTTGTGTTGCCTCTTCTTGACTTAAACCCTGCTGTTTAAAATAACTTTTAAGTACTGTATCTTCTGTGACGGATTGTTTACCAGCTATAATACCAGCAAGCTTATCATAGTCAAATGCAGGTGTACCTTGTTGGCCTTGTCCTGTACCTGTATTAACAGGAGGTGTTCCTTCTCCACCGGCAGGATCCTCAGCAAAGAACTGTAGTTTCATAGGTAATATTCTTTTCTTCATATATTGCTCCTTTCAGTTGTAAGAGTGTCTCTCTTTAACAGTTTTATGGGTGTCTCCCAGATCTACAGTTTTAAGTGTGTCTCACATCTGCATCTTTTAAAGTCTTAAGCATTTTGGACATAATAAAAAGCCGTATTACTACGACTTCAGGGTATAAAAATACCACCTAACCATTTTACTGATTGGTGGTATTACTTATTTGCTTTTAATTTTTTATTTTGATCTTCTAATTCTTTAATTCCACTCTGCAATACATCCTGATACTTAGAACCTGCCAAGATTTGCTCTTTAGCTTTTTCAATTCTTCTGTTATTCTTTTCTATTACTTTTTCTACATCCATTACTTTTCCACCATCCTTATAATAGTATATTCACCACTTGTATCGACTTCTTGTATGTTAAATTTTGAACCTCTTCTTAATAAGAATTCGTATTCCTCATCCTTGAAATGACTAAGTTCATTTATGTAAGCACCTTTACCCTGGCCTTTTCTAAGACTAATCTCAAATATAGTATCACAATCCCATGTACCTGCATAGTCACGTACAGTATCCACTAATGGCGTAGTACTCATGAAAGCTACATCTGTATAATCTTTTCCAATTAATTCAGTCAAGTCAGTAACTTGAGGAAATGCAACAGACCTATCAAAAGCTCGGTATGTTTTTATAGATTCAGGTAGATAGAATTTATCTATCGCAGAATCTAATTGCTGAATCATATCAGTTATTCCAGAGATATCAAACGATCTATGTGCTCCAGGATTTCTTAAATAACCATTGCATTTAGAGGCACCAACTGAAGTGTATGCCGCAATAGCATCTTTCTGATCAACAGTCAGTGAATTAAAAAACGTTTCTTCTTGGTCATTAAAAAATTTCTGTAGTTCCTCTGAGCTTTTAATCTCTTTTGCATTAATTATATCACTGCTAGATAGAGAAGTCAAATTCTTACTATTATCTGTTTTACCAAGTTTATTTAGCCATTCTTGCAACTTTGTATCATACTTCTTAACGTTCTCAGAATCAAGACTACCTTCTTTTAAGCTTTTATACTTCTTCACCATTCTTTCAGCATACTTTTGTTGCTGCTCATCTCGATATTTAGTAGTCAAACGGTTTAAATCTGTCTGAGTTATCGCTTTTGGTGGGGTGGTAATCCCTTCAAAGTATGTGGTATGACTATCTTTGCAATTTGGATGATACAAACCCTTGGCAATAGCACTACTCATCAATGGATAAGGCCCATCAGATGCTTTACCACCGCTCCAAACATCATCAATAAGTATTTTACCGACAAAAGGAATGCATTTGGGACAAGCAGCACCGCGCTTATTCATTATTACCGTTGTAATTCCCCACTCTTGCCTCTTTTCACCTTCACCAGTAAGATATGCTCGCTTAGTAGCAGTTTGTAAGGCCATACTTGCGTAAGATGATATGTTAACCCTTGCCCCATTCTTATATTCAATACAGTTAATACCAGCAAACAAGAAATCCTTACTTGCCATATCAATAGCCTTTTCATAAGTACCAGCTCCGGAGTTTACATATACCTGGGCATTAAAGATAATCTTACGGTATTGATCATTGGCCATGCGTAGCATTGCAGTTTCTGCTTTCTGTAGGTCCTGCTTTATGGCCTTGATTAGAGCATTTAACTTACGGTCATTTATCTTAAAGAACTCAGCAGTTGTTTGGACACTCTTTGATAATCCTCTACGTGCTTTAAATCCATTTTTAATAGCATCTAGAATTTCTATTTCCTGTTCCATAGAGCCTTGTTGCCTAGCCTGACTTATTAAACTATCAATGGAGTTATTTATGTATGAGAACTGCTTTTTAAAAGTCTTCTGATTAGCTTTCTTATACTTCTCTAGGGCTTTTAACTGTTCAGCTTGCCACATGGTCCATTCCATCTTTTCCGCAACTTCCTCAACCCTGTGCCGTCCCATGTTACGCATCATGGACTTGGTTAACTCTTCCTCAATGGCAGAAAAAGCATCAACAATATCATATTCATCCAAGGTTATCACCTGCCGTTCGAATGAACTTTATAGCCTTGTGCCTTGAACTGCCTTGTCAAATTCTTAAGCTGTGTGATGCTGGTACACTTGTCTGCCCGGAGTTCTGCATACTCTTTCTTTTCAATGGCATAGATACCGAACGATACCTGCTCAGACGCCACTTGTAGCAGTCCCTGGTACACCTTTTGACTCATTTGGTATATCTTGTTCATTACCTTGACTTTCATCTAGCTCAACCCCTTCCATGTTTAAAGCAGGTTCTTCCATCTCTGCAATGCCCTGTTCAGCTTTAAGGCGCTTAACCTCTTCGGCTTTCCAATCATCATCCTTAGAATCACCGTATAGCTCATCTACACAAGCTTCAATACTCATAATTCCTTGTGTTTTTCCTTTACCAACTGTCTCAACCTGACTCTCAAAGGAAGGATTGGCATATTCTCCAAAAGGTACCTCAACCTCTAATTCCTCAATAAGCTTCTTGTTCCAAGTATCCCATGCTTTCATAGTTGTGTTAATAACCTTAGGAAGAGTGTTCTGCATAGCCTCAACTATTTTATTTCTAGTATAAAGAGTAGCTTTTTCCTTTTCTCTCTGCGCTTCGGCATTATCTAGCTTCTTTACATCAATGCCAAGGGTGCTAGGACTAATCAATCCCTGTAAACATAAGTCTAAAGCTGTTACATATGTACTTAAATAACTCTCATGAGGAATAGTACCCTGTACCAATCGTATTTCTTTTTTAGCACCTTCGCCCATTGGTGTTTCTGTCTCAATATAGCTATTATCAAAGGCATTAGGTTTTAACACTTCGCCAGTGGAAGGGTTACGCGGCATCATATCAACCGGAATATACTCCTTAGTTCGGTTCTTTCTAAGAGCATCCATCCATTGGCTCCAAGATTCGTCAAAGGAATCAAAGTTATCTGCCTTACCATCAAAGATGGACTTTCCTCTTCCTTTCCACTTACTGGACTTAAATATCTTAAACAGTACAGCCATACAGAAGTTATCCGTCCAGGTTACAGGCTTAAGTGCTGCCGTCTGAGGTATGGAAGTTATATCAACCTCTTTTCCTTCACGCTGCAACGAATAATTAATATAGCCATATCCATAAGTCTCTAAGAGCAGGTATTCTTTCTTGTCATGCTGATAAATAGTCTTAAAGATTACTTCTTTGACCCTACCCCTGTCATAGCTAATATCTATCTTATCCCCAGAATAAAACTCTATAATCGGATATTTGCTTAGGACAGTGTCAAAAGATATCTTAAAGGCTCCATCACCAATATACAGCGTTTCTGCCAATGATTCAGATACAAGTTCATTAAAGCTGTTATCCTCTGCAATCTCTTCCCATTCCGCTTGCCTGCTTGCCGTTATCTCAATGTCGTTCATATCTGCCACAACAATGGACGTAAGCACTTCGGCTATCATACCAGGTAATCCAGTGTGTATCTTTCGGATTTCAAGACCGGGTGTGCAAGTGGCTGCCCAGAACCTTGTCTTATCTCCTGGCATCTGTGAATAGAGCTGTGACAGTTCCTCAGAATCTCCTCTGTACCAGATCCGGTTCTTAATTGCATTGGACTCGTAATCCAAAGTTTCAGTAATACGGAATACATTCCTTTGTGCTGGCTCTATACGTAGCCAGCTCTTAATTCCGGTCTTTATCTTATCTGCCATATTGTCTAACCACCTCATTTCTTCACCACTCCTATCTTTTCTCTGTATGGGATCCAGCCGTATTGCGTACTATTAATCATGTGATCGCTCTTGTCCTCTGGTGTATTGTCTTTCTTTTCATTCCAGCTATATATTTCACACTCTGTAATAAAGCTTGTACATGTATCAACCACATAAAACATTGACTCTTTCCCTACCTCATCGTCAAATGCCATCCATCCAAGTTGTAAATTAATACGGTCTATAATCTCAACCTTTTTGTAGGCGTTATTAAAGATATATAAGCATTCCGTATGAGCACGTTTATACTTAGCAAACTCTGTTATAGTTGCCTGATCAGCTGAATCAATAAATGTATTCTTGG